GACGACGGCCTAACAGGAACTCTTCGTGGTCTGTTGGACGTCCTTACTGCAACTGCCCGAGAGTTCTTAGGGTTTGCCGAAGCAACGGATAGGGCGTACTCAGCCGGGCAGATTCTTGCTAATGCAATCCGTGGAGCGACTATCGGCTACGCAGCGTTCTTAGCACTAGGTATCGCTGTCAAGGTTCGAACAATCACTACGAGTGTTTGGGCGATGGCTGCTGCGACGCATGCTATGAATGCTGCAATCGCGGCTAACCCTCTTGGTCTGTTCGCCGCAGCTATCGGAGTTACCGCCTTCGCTATTTATCAGTTCACTGACAAGGCAAAGAGGGCCTATGTAAGTCTTGATCTACTGACAGAATCTACAGGTCGGTTCGCTACTGAGAACGAACGACTTGATAAGTACCTCAATGTCTATGACAAGCTCATAGACCGAGGCAAGACGGCCGAAGCAGTCGAGCAACTTGATAAGGTTTCTTCTGCTATCTCAGTCCTCAAAAATGAGGTGTTGGAGAGCAATGATGAAACTTACAAGCTCTCCGACTTTCAGTCTTTGTTTGGTCAAGACACTGAAGGAGGCTTTGCAGCACTCAAAGCATACTACGATCAACTCTATCAAGAGTACGTGGCGCAACGTGCTAACTTCAAAAAACGTCTTGATCAAGTTTCCACGATCGAAGGGAAAATGTTCCTCTTCGATCAAGACGCAGCTGAAGGTAAGGCGATCTTAGATGCTCAGAAACAAGTTCAAAACTTCAAAGAGTTACTAGACTCTATTGGGGAAGATGACGGTTGGGTCACTAGCGTTGAGAGTAAAACTGAAGCCATCCGTCAATTCTTTATCGAACTTGGCCCACAATCTCAAGAACTTAGCTCGGATTCTGCACTCCAGCTGCTCGAGAGGTTCCAAGAAGAGCTTGAACTCAAGAAGCAGATTATTCCGATTGTAGCGAAACAGATGGACAATCTCTGGAAGGTTGTTTTCAAAGGACCTTCCGGCCTTGAGATTATCTCTGCAGAAGAGCTAGAGAAGATGGTAGAAGCAACTGATAAACTCAGTTCGTTTGTTGACCAACTAGAGTTTGAAAACACGCTTATCCTTAAGAACGAGGAAGCTAGAGCGCAAGCTATTGCATCGAGGAAGATCGAGCAAATCGCGATTGAAGGTGGGATCACAGACTACCAAAAATTCGCTACTGCTGTAAAAGAGGCCATCAAGACTCAGTTTGAACTTAAGAAAGAGTTGGCTGATTCAGACGCAAAGATTGCTGCGAAAAGTAAAGATAGACAGCAAGGTATGGAGGACTACGCTGACACCTTGAGCTCCTTTACTGCTTTCGGTATCAAGGTCTACAAAAACTTCACAAACTCCGTAAATGAGTTCAGCGAAGCTCAGGTAAAGAACCTCCAAAAAGGCGAAGAACTGCTAGAGTTCTACAAGACTGAACTAAGTCTTGTAGACGCTACGAATGCTGAAAGAAAGAAGGCCATCGCGCTGAAGCAGTATGATGCTTTGATCGAGAAAGATGCTACTGGTTCACTGGCAAGTAAGCGTGAAGAGCTTGCAGATACCCTAGACCTCATTGCTAAAGATGAGGTTAGGAAGCGCGGTATGGAGGATTACCGCAATACACTGGAATCTGTAACTGCTTTCGGCATCAAAGTCTATGGCAACTTCACGGAAGCAGTAGAGAAGTTTGGTGAAGCTCAGTTAGACAATGCTGAAAAAGGTATTGGTATGCTGGAGTTCTACAAGACTGAGCTTAGTCTTGTAGGTAAGACGAATGCGGAAAGAGAGAAAGCTATTGCTCTCAAGCAGTACGATCTACTTATCGAGCAAGATGCTACTGGTCTGTTGGCGAGTAAGCGAGAAGAGCTTGTAGCTACGTTAGATCTCATCGCTAACAATGAGGCGATTGATGCCTTCTCTAACAAACTAGCGGATGCTATTGTCGACCCGTTTGAAGCTGCAATCTTCAGTGGTGCGAGACTTATTGATACGCTTGAGCAGGTCTACCTTGCAGTTATCAAACTGACTCTGCAAGAAGCAGCTATCAATCCGTTCAAGCAGTTCCTCTCCGCCGGCATCTCAGCTATGATCGGTGGAGGGCCCAAAGTGGATCCCAACTTCGTTGGTCCTCCGGCTCCTACGGTTCAGAACTCTTTGGGCAATGTTTACAAAGACTCCCACTTCGTTCCTTTCAGTCTAGGCGGTGTGTTCAGCGGCCCTACTAAAATGGGAGTCAATGGAGGTCAGTCGACTGGCTTGTTTGGTGAAGGAGGCTTAGAGGCAGCCGTCCCTCTCACAAGAACAAAAGGTGGTCAGCTAGGCGTACGTGTAGAAGGCCAGTCTTTTGGCAACACTTACAACTTCAACTACAACTTCAATAACACGGATGAGAAAGGGTTTCGTAAAACTCAGAACCAACTCCTTAGCGATGCTAAACGCATCATGAAATAATGTCATTCCATAACGTACTGTTTCCAGAAAATATTAGCTACGGCTCTCGTGGAGGTCCGAAGTTCAACTCTAACGTAGTTCAACTTCCTTCAGGTAAGACCTATGCTGAAAGCAACTGGGAGTTCCCTCTACACACTTTCGATGCAAAGTACGGAGTAGCCTCCCAAAGCCAAATGAAGCAAGTCATTGACTTCATTATTGGAAGAGAGGGACCTGTACACTCTTTCAAGTTCAAAGACTGGCGAGACTATGCCTCCACGGCTTCTAATACTACCCATCTTTCTACTGATGACGCAGTGGATGAGGAAGATGTCGTCATTGGTGTTGGGGACAACTATGAGATTCACTTCCAAGTCATCAAGAAGTACGTATCGGGTTCAATAACTCGTACGAGAAACATCTACTGTTTAGCAGCAATCATTGTAGCTCTAGATGGAGTTCTGCAAACAGAGACTACAGACTACTCAGTAGATTACAATACTGGAGTCATCACGTTTGTGACTGCCCCAGCATATAGTGTAATCGTTTCAGTAGGCTATGAGTTCTACGTGAAATGTAAGTTCGCTCCCGATATTGATAACGCCTTAGAAGTCGTGATGGAGGACTTTGATAGTCAGTCTCTCCCTAGTATCCCCATCATTGAAGACCCGGATGGTACTGTAACTGAAGACGAGTTCTTCTATGGCGGAGGAACAGACTTTGGAGACATCGCAGGAGGCATGGTTTCTTTGAGTAAGGCGAATGGCTTGGCGCAAGTGTTCAACCCTACGTCAGGTCTCACGGTTTTGAAGCTTCCGTTATTGGCTTCAGTCCAAGACGGTGGACCCCACTTTGTCATCTCCCATGCTGGAGGGGCTGGAAGTTTAGGAGTCAAAGATAACGCTCTTGCGAGCACTTTGAAAACTCTTACGTCTGCTGCCACCATCATGATCTATAAAATGGGGACGAACTGGTATGTTATCTGAACAGAGGTTTTACGGAAATCGCAAGGCTGTCAGCTTGTCTACTACGTTCAAGATCCAGCCCTTGCAGTCTATCCTGTGGGACGTCACTGTGACTACTTCAGGTACGTCTTTGATCATGCCAGACGCACGGATCCTTACTCCAGGGTTAGTCTCAACTATCTTTTTGACTGGAGCCAATAGTACAAATATCAAAGACGTTTCCGGAGGTACAATCTTAACATTTTTTCTTCCGGGGTTTTTGTCTTTCGTACTTTTGCTAGACAACTCTACAGCTGCTGGACAATGGTACGCCCCGATTCGCTCTTACGCTAAAATCTCCGAATGATTACCTTACCTCCAGCTTTAGACGCTCTTTGGAGACAATCGCTTACGTCTTCTAAGAAAGCGATATGCATCAAAATCACTCGTACAGACGGTGTGATTTTCCGGTTGACGACTGCAAGCTATAACGTAACATTTGAAGGAGAAGAGTTCGAAACAATGGGAGGCGGAGTAGTTCTGTCTAACATTCGAAAAGAAGTCGGCATGAAAGGCCACTCTTCTAATGCTGCGGGTTACGTTTCTTCTGATGACATTACGGCTGAGGATATCCTTGCAGGTCGGTTCAACCGGGCCTCCGTAGAACACAACGTCATAAATCCTAAGTATCCTTGGGTCGGTGGGTTCAAGATTTCCGAGTACCGATTAGGTGCGATCGAGTTTACAGACCAAATCTGGAGTGCCGAGATTATCAGTCTAGCGTCTTTGCTGCAAAAGAAGACTGGTCATACTTTAGAGATTAGTTGTGAAAATGATCTAGGTGATACGGCCTGTGCTGTAAACTTATCTCTTTGGACTATCACCCCAGTCACCGTTTCCGGCTCTTTGAGCCGTTACAGTTTCGATGCCATTGACGTTGATATTGGTTCAACTTTGAATAGTCAAACTATTGATGACGGGTTCTTTGACCTTGGTAAGATACTTTGGCTAACTGGAAACAATGCAGGAGTGTCTTCACGTATCTCTTCTTACTTTCATACTGATAGGGTGTTCACTTTATTTCGGAGTACACCATTCACGATTCAGTCTGGCGACACTTTCACCCTTACCCGTGGGTGTAATAAACTGTTCGATGAAGAAGGTGTAGGGGACTGTGTCAATATTTATGACAACGCAGAAAACTTTATTGGTCAACCATGGATCCCGGGCGCAGACAAAGCATTTCAGACTCCGCCGCTCTCTTAGTCGCAAGAGGCTTTCTAGGCACTCCTTTCCGTCACCAAGGGCGGCTGCCCCGTGTAGGGCTGGATTGCGTAGGACTCCTTGTAGCGACTGCAAAAGCCTTCGGCATGTCACCTAGCGACTGTACAACGTACAGTCTTATTCCTAAGGAAGGGGTGCTAATCCCATACCTTGAGAAAAACTTAGTAAGATCAGAGAGGGGTCTAGTCGCTTCTTTCTGGATACGTCGCCCTACAGACCCGCCCTATCATTGTGCTATCATTGACTGGGAACGAAACACGATGATCCACGCATTCACCTCAATCGGTAAAGTTGTGGAACAGACTTACAGCCCATTCTGGCAAAAACGGACAACAGACTTATGGCAACTATCGCTTTCGCAGCTCTAGGCGCAGGCCTCGGAGGAACAGGACTTCCCATCATGATAGCTGGAAGTGAGTTCCTTCTAGGCCAAGCTATTGGTGCGACTGTTGGCTCTATCATTGACGCCAACTACTTGATGCCAGCCTTGTTCCCGCAAGATGAGCTGAAACCAGAGACTCTAGACAGCTTGCAGATTACAGGTTCCCAAGAAGGGGCTACTACTTGGCGAATCACTGGAGACTCTACCCGTGTCTCTGGAACATGGATCTACCTCAGTGATCTTTTCAAGATCGAGGATTCGATAGGTGGAGGTAAAGGTGGTGGCGGAGCTCCTGAGACCACCACCTATGACTACTACATCCATGCAGTGTGTCATTTTGGGTTTGCGGATATCGTTAGATACCGTAAAGTGTTCATGGACATGAAACTGGTATACCAGCACCCGGAGGAGGCTCCTCTTTCTATAACCTCAGATGAGATCAGTTCTGTCCTTGTCGGTCAAGAGTTCAAGATACGTATTCTACGTTCTGCAGGTACCACTGTCGACCTAACCGATGTTTTCAAAATAGGGTTGGATATCCAAGTCTCAGGTTTTGCGGAACCTCTTCTAAATGGAACGTTTCGAGTTCTGAACGCAGTTACTTATTCTGACGGGACTTCAGAGCTTGAGATCTTTGACAATGGATATGAATTCGGTGAGTTGGCTGGCCAAACTATCACGATTACTCAAGCTGCCTCTGGGTGGCTTCCGTGGGTCGTGAACAACGCCTATATGTATACTGGGACATATGTCCAAACTCCAGACTCTTTCTTGGAAGGTATCTTTGGTGTAGGTAAAGTTCCAGCATTTCATAATCAGCTCTATATAGTTTTTGATACGCTCATGTTAGAGCGCTTTGGAAACCGAGCCCCTAACATTGAAGCGATTACTAAAAACGGTTCAAACGTAAAGATCTCAGATACCATTGAAGACATCATGAGCTGGAGTGGTATCACTAACTACTCTGTTTCAGATGCGATGCTTACGACGTCTTCATATGGCTTCAAGTACCTAGGGTTGATGACGGCTACGGACATGTTGACTCCTATCATCCTTTCTCACAACTTGATGATCAGGGAGACTGATGGAGAGCTTCAGTTTCTTTTACGTGAAGAGTCAGACGTCGTTGAAATTCCAGCAACAGACTACCCTGCCACTGAAGTTGGGGAACCTGCAAAGGCGCGCCCTTTCAAACAATCTGTCATGGATGAGGACATGCTTCCTCGCTCTGTACAAGTCAGGTTCTCAAACTTAGAGGCTAACTACCAAAATGGAAGTCGGCGATTCATTGTAGAAGAGGCGACTGGGTCTGAGGACTTGCAGATTGATCTGAGTATGGTGTCCCTGGACTCTATCACTGCAAAGTCTCTAGCTACTAGACTGGTCTATTCTGCTCTAGTGAACTCTTTGAAGTTTGATAGTCTGTTTCTACCAGCTTACTACTTCACTTTGCAAGAAGGAGACCTGCTTCGCGTAACTCACCTTGGCGAGACTCGAGATTTCATGGCCCAGTCTCTGGACTTTGGTGCGAATGGTCTTATCGAGATCAAAGGGTTTTTGGAGGAAAGCCAGTTCTTCGACATCACTTTGTTGGGAGGCACCTCCACCCCTCCAGCTACAAAGCCGCCGTCTGTCGGGGTCACGTTTGGTCAAGTATACCCTTGCAGACCGCTGCAATTCGGTGTCACACAGGATCCATTCAACACACTTTGGAAAGCCTACTATGCTTTTGGTCCCCAAGGAACAGAGTATATAGGCGGCTCTATTTGGGAAGACAACGGTTCTGGGTATACTCTTCTCGCCAAGAACGAGGTTCCTGGAACTGTCGGGTATGCGAAGTCTGTTTTAGGCGAACCAGTTGATCCACTATTTTGGGACTATGTGTCTACAGTAGACGTCTACTTGTACCATGGCACTTTGTCTTCAGCTTCAGAAAATGAGGTCGCAGGCCGAGAGCGTAACATCGCCATCATTGGTAACCCTCCGTACCATGAAGTCATCGGCTTCGTAGATGCAGAGTTGATCGATACCAACACGTATCGTTTGTCGCAGCTACTTCGCGGCCTACGCGGTACTGAAGGGGCTATGGACGACCATAAGATAAACGAAGACTTCGCCCTAGTCTCTGGACTCCAAGTGATGGATGTTGGTAGTTCTACCAGCGAGAGATCATATAAGATCTTAGGAACTGGAGACGAACTTGCAGATGCAGATGAAATCAAATTCACAACTGCAGAAAAGTTCAACTATGGAGTTCTATCTAACGGCTATGCAGCGGCGATGCCAGTTACTGACTTGCAGATATCACGTGATTCATCCAACAATATCCGAATCACTTGGCAATATCGCCATATCTCCCTCTTCCGTGTTCTGTTTGAAGAACCTAATTTTCCTAGCGGTGGATCCGCTCAAGTGAGGCTTATGTTCCCAGGTCCAGTGATCTTCACAACAATCGGTACTATGCTGACTAAATCGATTGGTAACCAGACAGAGATAATCTTTACTGCGGCCGAAATCTCGGCAGCAGGTAGTAACCCTGCTCTTCAGCAGAACTTTCTTATCTCTGCTACTTCAGTTCTTCAGACAGACAACATATCACAACCTGGATTCTATTATGATGCTTCCCTTTCCACCTTCGTTTCAATCTCTGTCTAAATGACTACTCCAAAAGGTTTAAGAACTCTCGCTGGAGCCCAAGCTTCAGCGCACTTGACATTCAACGAAGACGTTGTCTTGTTAGAAAACGGTGTAGGTGCGCTTTCCGTGTTAGATCGCGGACTGACGACTCCTGCAAGTCTCACTCCTTCAGAGGGTGACGTGTATATCCTTGCAGGCACCTCAGGCGACTGGGGTACTGCGACAAACAAAGTCCCTGCTACTGGAGACATCGCTGTCTATCAAAACGGTGGATGGATCTTTTACACTCCAGCTAGCGGGACTCTAGCCTATATCGAGGATGAGAAGTTGTGGCTTGGGTATTCGCAAGACGCATGGCATCTGTTTTTAGACGATTGGCCTACAACTGAGACTTGGACCGGAAAGTATATCGGCTCTGAAAAGATCTATCGAAAACGAGTAGATTGCGGAGCTGGTCCTAATGCCACAACGAAAACAGTAGCTCATGGTACAGGCATGACGGCGGATACTCCTTTGCGAGCTTTCGGTTGGATGGGCACGACAACAGGAACTGTTATCGCCTTTCCTCTTCCTATCGCTCAGCTTGGCGGCCTAGGCCCAATCGTTGTTGAGTTCACTGTCCAAGCTACAAACATTGTTCTTCGCGCAAACACCAACGTCTCTATCTTCAACGTGTACATCGACTTGGAGTACTCCAAATGATTAGTTTGTCTGCACCTTCAGTAATTGATACGATCGTAACTCCTCCGGGAAGCCCAGCAGAAGGCGATGCGTACATTGTCGCAGGAACTGGTACAGGCGATTGGTCTGGCTTAGATCAAACGATCGTCACCTACAATAGCGTTTGGCCAGCGAATAACGGATGGGTATCTGTCGTTCCTGCAAATGGTATGGCAGCGTGGAACGAAGCTGGTCGCTCTAGCAATGGCGAACTTATTGTCTACTCTGAGACCGAAGATGAGTGGTATCCTTTGCAGGATCGTTGGGACTACTCAGAGCATTGGACTGGTCGCTACTACCCTGGTGGAGAAAAGATCATGTCGAAAGTTGTCACTATGAGCACTTGGCCTAATGCGACGTCAAAGACTTGGTCTATTGGAGCTTCAGGAGCCATTGACTATACTGTGCCAGTCAACATCCAAGGTTCTTTGCGAACCACCAGTTCACCAAATGTTGCTTTCCCTATTCAGATCGCGTACTTAGCTTCTGGCATACACTACGAGTTTCGTGTAGATAACGGAAATCTTCGCGTCGTAACGGTCTTTGACATGACAGCCTACCATGCAGAAGTCAGAATCGAATACGCTCTGGCTTGATCTTGTTGCAAAATTCGGTATAAATAAAGTTCGTTTAGAACTGGCAAGGGCCTCCGGCTTTGCGATACCTAACAGCACCCTAACGCGCCTTATGACGAGCCCCTATGGGGCCCCCTGCTACCTTATTATAGGGCTACGGGCCGCTAGTGTAAAACTACAGTAAAGCCCAGCTTTGGCCTTGCTAGGGCCCCCAGCGTAGGGTACAATGGGGGGCCAAACAGTGGCAAACGGCCACTAACCTACCTTTTACCTTTTAGGAGCCCACAAATGGCAAAACAGAAAGAAGCAGAAACTGCAATGACTGACGAACCCAAACGCCGACAGACTTCCGAAGAGAAGCCGAAGAAAGAGCGCAAACCGCGCAAAGTCAAACCGACTTTCGGTGCCGATCACGGTGTCCAAGAAGACGGCAAGTTTACGGTCGTCCCCAATCCGGGTGAAGAGAGCTTCACCACTTTTGCGCGTCTGAAGAAAAAAGACTTCGCCACTGAGGCCACCTACTTCCGTTATCAGGCGGCTCTTGTCCAAGAGCGTGCCAACACTCTCCTCCAGGAAGTGCAAGAACTGCAAGAACTGGCAACCTTGGAAGAGAAGTTCGGCAACAGCGATGCCAAGAAGAAAGCACGTTTGCTCGCCAAGCGCCGCAAAGAGATGGCGAACCTGGAGAACGAGCTCAAAGAGCTTGGTGTCGACATCGACGCTATCTAGGTTACGCACAAACGAAACTGTGCGCGGCCAATACCGGATTGCTCAGTTTCACACACGGGGAGTTTTGGTCTCTCCGTGTCCCTACACCCTGAAGTGGTAGGACACTTCAGGTCCCGACGGTTAGTTTGCGGTTTGTTACGAACGACCCTCTTAGAGTAAACGGGATAGCTCTAAGAGGGTCATCTTTTACAGTAAACAATACAATGACAAAATACAGCGAATCTACACTCCAGTATTGGTCAAAACACCAAAAGAGAGATAGCATTTATCTGAAGATCGAAATGTCGATGTTTTCAGATAACTGGTTCTTGCTCTCGATGTTTGTTTTGCGCGAGAAGGCTTCTCCTATTGCAGGGGAAACTTTTCACACTGATAAGGAAGGAGTCGAGTACGTCCTCCACCCTTATGAAACTCTGAAAGGCGAAGAGCTAGAGTTTCTAGATCGACCACTTGAGTTGAACCTCAAGAGCCAAGAGCGCAAACGAAATCGTTCTGTCGCTGCGGCTACAGACACGACTGTCCTGCTTATTGAAGAAGCTTGGGGCAGAGATCGTGTCATCTTTGGCTCGGAAACTGCCGAGCTACGTTATCGCCACCTACTTATTCAGTTCCGCGCTTTAGAAGCTCGGGCTGAGCATCAGGCACAATGGAAGCTTGAAGGCAAGAAAGTGGAGTATCGCAAAGGGTTCATTGATCACCCTGACTTCCCTCTTGCAGACTACCAGAGGCTTGCAGTCAATTTGAGTATCAACCTGCCTGGATATGCCTTATTCATGGATAAGGGTACCGGGAAGACAGCTACGACTATCTGCCGGGCCATGAATGAGTCTAGCAAGATGTCGAGGACTGCAAGGATTCTCGTTGTCTGCCCAAACCAAGTCCGCCATAACTGGAAGAAAGAGATTCAGCGGTTTAGCACGTTGAAAGGGCGGACTACAATCTTGCGTGGAGGTATTCGTACCCGCGTGAAGAACATGGTGATGGGTATCAAAAAGGACCTGTCCAATAAATGGAACATCATCATTGTCGGGTATGATACTGCTCGAGCAGATGTGGATCTTATCACCAGGGTTCCGTGGGATCTTGTAGTGTTGGATGAGTCCCACTATATCCGCTCGACTGGCCGTAAACGAACCCAGGCTGCAATGGCGATTCGGGATATTTCTGCTCAGCGACTTATCTTGACTGGCTCTCCTATTTGCAACTCAGCGGTTGACCTATTCAACCAGCTTGAGTTCTTAGGAACTGGAATGTCCGGCTTCCTAAATCAGAAGAACTTTGCGAAGTTCTTTGGGGATTATGAGACATCTGAAAACGGTATCGAGAAGTTGGTAGGCGTGAAAAACGTCCCAATGCTGCAAGAGCGACTCTCCCGTATCAGCTTCCAAATCACTAAAGAAGAGGCAGGTCTAAACTTGCCAGCGAAGCTCTACTCGACATACGAGGTAGAGATGTCTGAGGAACAAGAAAAGGTCTACAAAGACTTGGCGAATAAGCTCCGTGCGGAAATCGAAGCAGAACGAGCTTCTTCCACTATGGTCCGGTCCCTAGAAGTCAACCACGTGTTGACCAAACTGTTGAGACTCGCCCAAGTCACTTCTGGCTACATGCACTTGAATGCGGTCGTTGACCTTGACACTGGTGAGACCCTTGCAGAAGAGGAGTTTATGCACTTTGTGCCGAACCCTAAGATTGAAGCAGTTCGAGAGATCCTGCAAGAGACTGACAAAAACTGCAAGACTATTATCTGGACCAGGTTTCGCCAAAACATTTACGACCTTGAGAAGCTCCTAACCGAAATGGGAGTGAAGTTCGGTAGCTACTACGGGTCTACGTCTGAAGCTAAACGTCAAGAGTACGTGGATAGCTTCAACTGTGATCCGGAGTTTACTGTGCTCATCGCACAAATCTCTACAGCTGCCGAGGGTCTCGACCTTCTAGGCTACGACAAAGAGAACCCTGAAGCATCTAAAACCTACTGTGGACAAGAAATATTCTTCAGTCAGGGATGGTCAGCAGTTGAGCGTTCTCAAGCAGAAGACCGAGCACACCGAAGAGGCACTCGAAACTCTGTATCCATTATCGACTTGATTGTTGCAAACACAATCGATGAAGAAATCACCAACCGTGTCCAAGGCAAGCTAAAAATGGCTGCTGAAACATTGGACATTGACGAGATCCTAAGAAATGTCCTCGGCTAAAGTTTTTCTAGTTCAAAACACAAGACTGAATTCTGCAAACCTAAGCGAGTTCGGGGAGTGTGTAGCTCTTCTCGGTAAGAAAGTGCCGATGAAGGATCTAAGTGGTACAGCTCTTCTAATGGCGAAACGCTTGAAAGAAGAGGAGTTCAACTGCGACTCAGATTACATAGCGATAAGTGGGAACATCGCCTTAGTGTCTATCCTATCTAGCATTGCCCTTGCAGGGTTTCCATCCATCAATGTGCTGATGTTTGATGCACATTCTTCACGTTATCGCCCTCACACAATCATCAATCCATTCATGCTATGAACAAACAACAACAGATAGCAGCAGCGAATCAGGGTTTGCAGAACGCAATCGGCCATTTGTTAGATAACGCTGCCAAACTGAATGCCAGTGTAAACCAAGTCGTGTATGAGTTCCACAAGTTTGGCGCTCTGCTGGTCTCTCTTGCCCCCGCACCTCCCGAGCCTGTTCCCGAGCCTGTTCCCGAGCCTCTTCAGATCATTGAAACTCTTCGTCCTGAGTTTCAAGAAGCCATCTACGTCCCTGAAGGGACGCCGATCTTTGACTACTTGAAAAAATATGGAAAGCTAGTCAATCCGAGTGTTACTGTCTACTTTTCCGGATACGGTGGTAAACTCAGCATTGGCGATGGATACAATGTCAACGGCTGTATCTCTGGAGATCGCATCAACCTGCAGATCATTGGACTTACAGGCTCAAATGGTGTAGTCCCCAGCCTTGAAATCGTCCACCTTGGTAACAAACACGGGTTCGTAGAGTACCTTGAAATCCAAGATACTGATATCTATGACCACGGTGATTCGTTTATCATCCGCCAGACTGGGCGAGTTGGTACAGTCGTTTTCAATGGCTGGCGGTGGAATGCTTCGAAACCAGCGGGGCAGTATGTCACCTCCGGTATCAGTATGGATCACGGGTGGGATACTCTTATCTTTGCCAATGAACGCCCTGCAGAAATCTTTTTCCGTGAGCACGACCGCTACTTGAAAGGTGGTGGAACGGTCTACATCTTCAAAAACGCTAGCGAGGGCATGAATCGAACTGCAGAGCAGATCCGTCCTCACAAAGCATACCAAGACTCAGGAGCGGCTGCCCAGCCTGCAACTCCTGGGATTGTCGGAGATATCCATATCCTGGATAACATCACTACTCACCCCAAAGAACATCCACTTCCTCCATCTGGAGGTTCTCTACACACTGTGTGGAGCTGCCCGGATAACACCGTGTACGTCGAGCGGAACACAGAGCTAGGTGGACGCTACGGGTTTTTCGCAGCAGTCGGCCAAGCAACTAATCGTGCCTATGTCAACGAACGTGGGTACCAAATCTTTCAAGTAATGTTTGAAGACAATACTTCGATTAGCGAGATCAATGATCGAGTTCCTGTGGAGTTCTCGAGTGTTGAACAGGTTTATATCGGGGACAACGTCATCAGTACAAACCAAGAGTTTGACATCATTCTAGGCTCTAAGTTTGCGTTCCAAAGTCATGAGAACTGGCAACCAAAGGAAGTCTATATCCTCAGGAGTGCTATGGAGAAGCATCAATATCGCATCGGCCGCTACTCCCCAAGCGAAGACAGAGTCGTCGAAGCCGAAGAAGGCTACCATTACACCCTAGTTGAGAATCCTCTGCAATGGTAGAACGTACAGAGTGTCAGGATCTTACTGACCGTCTTTTTGCTGAGTGGAAGAAGCTTGAAGAGCAATACTTGCAACTCTACTCAGTTTTGATGGAAGTTGGTCCGCTAGTGAAAGACAACAAATCCGCATTGCCAGATCTTGTAGATTTAGGCTTCGTATGTCGAGAAGTGGCAAAAGGGTCTGATGATATCCGCAAGGATGCTACATCCCACCAAGATCTTATCGGCAAAGTCATTGCAATGCGGCACACAAGAGACTCCATTGGCAAGGTGAACCCTGATATGAAGATCGTAGGGGAACTCGCCACTGGAAAGCCCGATGTCAAGCAACGGGCAGCTATCCCCAAAAGGGGCACACAAGAATACTCTGACTTATGTGCTCATTTTGGCGTGACCGAGGAGGCAGTGTCTTCCGGTCTCGTTTCTTTCCACTTTGTCAAAACCAGGGATTACGTAAGTGATCTCATGGCGGAAGGGCTTCCCCTTCCGAAAGGACTAGGTGGGATCACCTCAGAGTTTTCAACATCTTTCATTCGAAAATCAAATGGCAAAAAGTAAAAGGACTGAGATGTCTACGGACATTGTGGAAGTGGACCCCGAATTCGCTTTCCTCACGGAGTACCAAGAAGAGGATAACTCTCTTGATAACTTGCAGCAGTATCGTCGTCCGCCAATCCTCAAGGTGATTCAAGGACTCACGTCTGATGACCTGAAACTTGGTCGACCCAACGGCACCGTTATCAAACTTCCGGGTGCGGAAACGATCTGCAAGTTTGGCGACTCTTTCAAGGTTGTCCCGGTGTTCTCGTTTACGGAGTACCAACTCCGCCGAGATCGCAATGACAAGAGTGGCGGCCGAGTTATTGAGCGCAGCTTTGATCCTGGTTCTGAACTGGCGATGATGTGCAAAGGGCTGAAGACCAAGAAAGAAGGCGAGTATGAGCACGCCTTCAAAGAGGTTCTTTGCTTTGCCATTCTCATCTATGCTGAAACCGAGAAAACTGAAGAACTGGAGCCAGCACTTGTTACTTTCATGGGTGGAGATTTCACGACTGGCACCAACTGGGCCGGGATGATCTCTTCACGACGCATCGGTGGCAAGCCAGCTCCGCTTTGGAGTCAAGTTTGGGAGGCATCGGTACACAAGCAGCCCGGTAAGAAAGGCGACTGGATGCAGCTCGGCTTCTCCAACCCGGAAAGTGGCCCGTACATCACTCAAGAGGAAGCTCCTCTGTTCCGCGAACTGCATCTCCGTCTTGCGGAAGAGTTCAAAGAGAAGCGTATCATTGTCTCCGGTGACAATGATAGCGAAGGTGACAGTGGCGAAGACAACGGGAAATACTCCGGCAATAACTGATTGACTTAGGAGGGGCCGGGTCGCTCCCGGTCCCTCTATTTCTATGATTGAACAAATCCAAGCTCTGGCCGAACTAGAAAGAATCGGCATCACTTTCCAGCCAACATCTGAGAATGAGGTTCGCCTAAAATGCCCTGTTCATGAAGATAAATCGCCGAGCTTGAGCCTAAACACAGAGACGAACCTTTGGATTTGCCAAGCTTCGTCCTGTAAGGCAAAAGGGGACATCATCAGCCTCCTCTCTCACTTCCTAAAGTGTAGCAGAAATACAATCAAAGATGATCTTAGCACTCGATATGACCTAAAGCAGGTCAAAGAGATTCGGCCCGAGACCATCGAAAAATACCACGCAGAAGTTTTCCACGCCGGACCACTCCTGCAAGCCCTTCGAGACCGTGGAGTAACTGATGAGATGCTCTACTACTCACGGATAGGGTTCTGGGCTGGGCGAATCACCATTCCGGTGCGAGACTTGCAGAGTCGTGTCGTAAACGTTCGACGCTACCTCCCAGGTGCGCCAGGACCTGAGAAGTTCAAGAACACTCCAGGGTACGGTAAGCCTCAGCTTTATCAAATTGAGGACACTCAGTTCCCTGACATCTGGCTATGCGGCGGCGAGCTAAAAGCTCTGGTCGCAGGCTTCCTGCTCCGGCCTAACAACTCGGGTGCCCTTGCAGTATCGGCAGGCGAGGGTGCATGGGTCTCAGAATGGAACCAGCTCTTCGTGGGTAAGCGCGTCTATATTTGTATGGACGCTGACAAAGCGGGAGTCACAGCGTCTTACAAGCTCGCTATGCGGCTATACCGTACGTGTGAAGTCTTTATTATTAGGTTGCCACTGGACCTAGAAAAGCATCCAAAAGGTGATCTAAACGACTACATCGCTACTGAAAAGGCGACAGCTCAAGACCTTCTTCGTTTGCAAGAAGAAGCTGAGCCTTTTATCCCCAAAGAAGATGCAGAGATTCCAGATGAAGCCGTAGAGGTTCACGTCTCTGATGCGCTCAATCAGCACAATATCGGTAAGCGTGTGAGGTTCTCTGCTGTCGTCGCAATGAAGGCACAAGACCCACACTTGATCCCTAAAGAGGTGTCTTTCACGTGCTCTAAGAACGAAAAGAACTGCACGAGTTGTCCTCTATATCTTATTGAAGGACCCGATGACGACTCGCCCGCAAAGGTGACTCTTAGCCCAGTTTCGCAAGGGCTACTTTCGCTTATCGATACTCCTGCAAGTCAACAGCAGAACGGTATCGCCAGCGCCTTGCGAGTTCCTAAGTGTAGGTCTGTAGAGTTCTTTCCTCTTTCCTACAGTTCAGTACGGGATGTAAGACTTACTCCGATTCTATCTATCTCAGAACAGTCTGGTAGTGACGTGCTTTTGCCAGGGTTCTGTGTCGACACAGAGATCGAGCTAAACTCTCCAAACATCTTTGAAGCTGCCCTTTGGCCTCATCCTAAAGACCAAAAGGCAACGCTTCTAATCTGCAAGGCAGAGCAGACCGCGGACTCCATGGTGAACTACGTCCCTAGAGACTTAGAAGATCTGGAAGTTTTCCAACCGAAAGAGTGGACTAAGGCGTCCTTGCAAGACAAACTAAAGAACATCTATGATGATCTAGTCTACAATGTGACGTCTATTCGCCAGCGACAAGACATGCATCTTGTCATTGACTTGACGTTCCATTCAGTGCTGTTTTTCAAGTTCGATGGGCGTATCAGAAACGGTTGGTTGAATTCGCTAATCGTTGGCGATTCATCACAAGGCAAGACAGAAGCTTCAAGCCTGCTGAAGGACCATTACGGTCTAGGCATACGAGTGGAGTGTAAGAACGCTTCACTTGCAGGTCTAGTAGGCGGGCTTCAGCAAATCGGAACTCGTTGGTTTGTATCATGGGGTATCATCCCTACACAAGACCGTCGTTTAGTAATCCTTGAAGAAGTGAAAGGTGCTCCTATCGAGCTGCTCGGTAAACTTACGGATATGCGCTCTTCAGGCATTGCAGAGATTCCAAAGATCGAGCATCGGAAAGCTTCTGCAAGGACCAGGCTTCTATTCATCAGTAACCCTCGCTCTACAAAACGGGTGACAGCTTATCCGTTTGGTGTATCTGCGATTACTGAGCTTATTGGAGGATTGGAGGACGTACGTCGTTTTGATATCGCCTACATCGTTTCAGCAGATGAGGTTAGTGCGGAAGAGATCAACCGAAAAAATACTCTGAAAGAGGCTGTAGAACACAAGTTTACCTCTTCGCTCTGCCGTAGACTAATCCTTTGGGGCTGGACCCTTAGCCCTAATCAGATCGAGTTTAGCGACGAAGCAGTTGATGAGATTTTGCGAATCTCTAACGTCGCTTGTGAGAAGTTTACAGAAGCTATCCCGCTCATCGACCGAGGAACTGTACGTTTGAAACTAGCGAGGCTATCTGCGGCCCTTGCAGTTCGTACCTTCAGTTATGAAGGAGATAAGCTGCGGATCCGAAAATGTCACGTAGAGACAGTCTGGGAGCTACTAGACGAAGTGTACTCCAAACCGTTGTTTGGGTACCTAGACTACTCCCAAGCCCAAAAGCGGTCTTCTGTCATGGGGGACCGCTCTAAGATTGTCAACTTTATCAAAGACCTTCGCTATCCTTCTGGCTTCGCAGAAAACCTTATGCTACAAGATGAGGTTGTTATGCAAGATATCATGGACTGGGAGGCTGTTGAAAAAGACCAAGCACACACGATTCTCTCTTTTCTGGTAAGAAATCGTGCGTTACACCGTAAGCGAAACTCCTACCAGAAAACAGCACCCTTTATCCAGCTGCTCAAAGAGCTGGAAGGAAAACTTTCAGAAGAAAATGAGAGAGAATCTAAATACGAAGGCTAGAGCATTCCACAAGAAACTAGGACTCCTTACGGATTACCCTAGTTTTGATGGATACATGTTCACTACTTTGATGGGACCCGTGTTCAATGTCCTTACACAGTATGCTGAAAATGCAAAACACTCAGATGAGTTCATTGAACGACGAACTAGCCTCCTTGCTGAAGAGCTTGCAGAGTTTATGGAGGCCCTAGTTGATGGAGATCGGGAAAAGATCGCCAAAGAAGGTGCGGATCTCATGTACGTCATCGTCGGTACTTTAGATATTCTAGGTATCGATGCAGAAGCAGCGTTCGATTTAGTCCATAAGTCGAACATGACAAAGTCTTACGGATACGACATTACAAACCGAGATAAAGGACCGGACTATCAAGAGCCGGACATGAAGCAATGCATCATCAAGTAGTCTCTACAACACAGATCTGGGAAGAAGCAGTTCAAGCGATCATGCACGAAGGCGGGGAAGTCCCGTCTCGCAATGGTCCCACAAAAGAACTGCAAGGGTTACTGTTCCCGGAACTGGATCCAACAGCGCCTTTCATCTATACCCGAGGGATGAGTTTCAAGTACGCTTGTGGTGAGACTCTTTGGTACTTGATGGGGTCTGATCGGCTCCACTGGATTGAAAAGTTTGCACCTTCGTACGGCCGATTCAGTGATAACGGTAAGACGCTGAATGGTGCCTACGGTCCTAAGATCCGAAAAGGTATCCCGATTGTAATCGCCATGCTGAAGCAAGACCCAGCTACTCGCCGGGCCGTAATCCCGCTTTACGACATGACAAATCTAGGGCAAGACTCCAAGGACATCCCGTGTACGTTACACTTGCAGTTCTTGATTCGCGGAAGTAAACTGTTCATGATGGTTCACATGCGCAGTAACGACTTGTTTCTTGGATTCCCCTACGATGTTTTCGCCTTCTCGGTTATTCAGTGCCTGATTGCAAAGTACCTTCACATTGAAGTTGGGACTTATGCACACTTTGTCGCTTCTGGACACCTCTACGTTTCTGACTTCAAGAAACTGGCCAACACGCCTCTGCAAACTCCTCCGCCAGACATGCCGTACCACTTCGTAGAGGATGGTGTTCTTCATGACATCAGCTCTCAGTATAATGACTTTGAAGCTGACGCAACAAAGCTTGAATGTGGGGATACGACAATCATGCCACCTATTTGGCGATGGCTTATGGAGGGCGCGGAGCTGTGATTATCATTGAAGGGTCTGACCATCTTGGTAAGACTACTTACTCACAGAAGGTGCAGAAGAACGGGTTCAAATATCGTCACATGAGTAAACCGGAACCAGACTTCGATTATCGAAGTTATTCTTGGGGAGGGAACTATGTGTTCGACCGGCATTTTCTTGGGGGCTACGTTTACGGATATGTGTTAGAGCTGCATCCTGTAGTGCCAGATTTCACTGACGCTTTCCGCATGAACTGTGACTTATTGAAATCTTCTAAATCCCAACTTGTGATTATCTATACCACAGACTTGTCTTGGTACTCTGATCATCTAGATAAGGGTAAGCCGGAGATGTTCAACAAAGAGCAGATCATGGCGGCTAATGATGTTTTCCGTTGGCTGGCCCAACACTATCTGGCAAGAAGAAGTCTTGCCATCGACATCCGTAACGGGAAATTCTATAATGCTCATTAGGGAAAAATTGATGAATCGCCTCCTCCGCTTGCAGTCGATGGTCCATACAGACTGCAAGCGGAAGCTCGTTATCGCCATAACAGACCAACATGAGGCCCCTAAAGTGAATCGTGCCAAAGGGGAGTGTAAGAATATTGTCGGCGGTTGTGGCTGTACCCATGCAGAAGAGCAGTTCCACTACGATGATAGAGTCCAAGTAGTTGGGGTATCGTACTGGCCTTGCCTGGAATGTGCAACTCACATGTTGAAAGTGTTCCCTAACCTGGAGGCAGTTTTCTATCTTCACGGAGCAGAGCATCACCCAGATGGCCCTGAAATTCTTAGACACAATGGAGTCAAATGCGAACTCTTCATAACGGCCACCTCTTAGCTGAGACTGTAGAGGACCTGCCGAATACAGCAGGCTACAAAACGCTCTTCCTCGACTTTGAGACAAGCGGTTTAGATCCTTACATGGGATCTATTGTCTGCGGAGTAGCATTAGTTTGCGATTCAGAGAAGCAGGCTATCTATGTCCCTGTAAATCACCATTTTGGACCTAAGCTCCCTAAAGAAAACTTCGACCGCTGGTTGGAAGAGACCTTCCAAGGTAAAGAACGATGGGTGAATCATAACGTCAAGTTTGACGCCCATTTCGCAACAAAGAACGGTGTGCCAGTTGAAAAGATTCCTCAGCTGATTGACACTTTACCTCTTTCGCGTATGCACTACACCAATCGTAGAACATACGGATTGAAACCTCTTTGCAGAGATTGGCTTAGAATGCCGATGGATGAAGAGCGTGCCCTACAACCTTATTTCAAACAGTACGGGAAGAAGTTTGGACATGCTCCTGTGCCTTCAGATATTGAGGCTCCGTACGCTTGCATGGACGTAATCGGAAACCGTCGGTTGATGTCCTTCTTAGTTCAAAAGCGAGACCCAAGACTGAAGCTAGTTTGGGATATTGAGAATCAGCTAACGTCTACGTTGTTTCGTATGGAGCAACGCGGGATGCGTATTGACATTCTTGAAACTAAGAAACAGTACCTGAAGACCTTACGAATTCTTGTGGAGCTTCAAGAGCAGCTTGCAGAATTCACTAACGGTGAGGAGTTTGTAGACTCGAACAAAATCCTTTTGGAGATGCTCGTTATTCAATGGGGTCTACCTATTGTCGGGTACAATGAGCAAGATGATGGAAGAAAGACCCCTTCTTTCGACAAAGAAGCTTTGGCCCTGTATGCAGTCCATCCGCAAGTGCTTGGCGAACCTAAGCTGAAACGGCTTATTGAACTCATTAGAGAGTATCGCCACCACTCTCAGTTGAGTTCTTTGTACCTGGAACCGTACCAGAACCTTGCAGATGAGAACGGTGACCTACACACGAGTTACACCCAAGTGATTCGTACTGGACGGATGTCTGCAAAGCATCCTAACGCTCAGCAACTCAATAAGTGGGCGAAGAGCCTCATTGTTCCTCGCCCTGGACGTGCGTTTATATCTGCAGACGCTAGTCAGTTGGAGTATCGCTGGATTGGGGATACAATCGAGGAAGAGAAAATCATCCATGCCTACCAGACGGATCCTAAAACAGACTTCCACACGCTTGCAGCACAGTTGATTCAGTCTTCCCGTAGCTCGGGTAAGACCATGAACTTTACTCTTAGTTTCGGTGCCGGTAAGGCTAAGGTTATTTCGTACTTGAAAAAGGACAAAGAGATTCTGGAGCGAATCAGCAAGCAGACTTCTGACCCTAAAGAGTTTGAGGAACTCTGCAAGAAGGAGGCAGAGCGAATCTGGAGCACTTATCACCAAGAGTTCCCTAACCTGCACAAAGAGTCGAAAGCTGCAGAAGGGGCTGCTCGTAAGAACGGCTATATCGTGAACAAGTTTGGTCGCATTCGCCACTTGTTCCGTGATGAAACCTACAAGGCTTTCAACACGTACATTCAAGGTACAGCCAGTGACTATGTCAAATCTAGACTCGTTGCCCTGGACACGCAAGAGTTTTGGGATCTAGGGGTTTGGCCTCTTATCACCGTCCATGACGAGATTGTTATGGAAGGTGATGTTGAAGCGATCGAAGATCCTTATGTTCAAAAACGGGTGCGAGAAGTCTTACAAGAGTGTCCTATCCCTTGTAAGATCCCACTTCTTTGGGATATCGGTTCTTCCCGCCTCAACTGGCGACAGGCTACGGTCAACTCAGACCATAACAAAAACGACGACCCTGTGCCGACCTAGGGCTCGTTGGGCCCCCTAGGGGCCCTTACATACGTTTTACAGTAAAGGTGGCCCCATAGCGGCCCCTAGGCCGTATAATAGGGCCCATGGGGGCAGCCTACAGCCCATAGGGGCCCATAGGGGGCCCATAACCTATAAACCCGCAAACCTACCATGAACACACAAGAAAACGACCTGGAATATGCTCTTGCTGCACTACGCTACTACCGTGACCTTCTTGAAGGAGGCGCTGAAGCAAGAATCTCGCTGCTGAAACGCGAGATGGCCCCCATTGTCAGGGCGATCCACAAGATCCGCAGAGACAAAGAAGAGGCCCCAGAACACATTGCAAACCTTCGCAACAAGATGACCCAGCTCCACTTAGGGTTTTCAAACAAGACAAAAATCTCACGCTTGACACGCTTGCGCGCCGAAACCGAACAGTTGGAAGGGGTCCTTAGTGAAGAAGCCCTAATGGGTATCATGGAGGAACTCGATTGTTTGGACAACTAACCAAACTGCGACCCAAAGTTCATACTTACGATGGTCAGGACTATGTCCGGGCTTTTCGTAAGTATGACGGGCATCGCATCGGGGTGGTCAGTGACCGTGGTGTGCCTTTCTTCTTCGGTCGCAAGTCCCACGAACTGCTGCTTGGCGAGTTTGACTTTGCAGAAGCTCTGTTCAAGCTGCCTCACGGCACCATCTTGGATGGGGAACTGTTCTTACCTGGAGGTAGGTCTACTGACGTTCCTCACTATATCGCACAAGAGAAGCCGGGACTTGTTTATCGAGTCTTTGGAATCTACCAGTGGGGTGACCAACTCATTAGGCACTGGGAAGACTACGACCGAATCTGCAAGGAAGCAAGGTTCAACGTTCAAGAGCCTGAGAAAATGCGAGACCGAGAAGAGTTACTAGACTTAGCCAAAGAACTAGGTATCGAAGGTTTTGTTCTCAAGAACTGTCCTAGCCGAGAGTGGTATAAGTTGAAGCCGACTGAAACTGTCGATGCTGTTGTTGTCTGCCCTCTTTACGGGACTGGTCGCAACACCTACCGAGTAGGCTCAGTCGAGGTGACTTGCAGAATCAATGGGCGGCTACTCGCTGGTACCGTGAAACTGCAAAGCGCAAAAGACCGAATTCCCTTCAAAAGTGACGCTTATGTTGGGCGTGTCTTAGAACTCCAACATGAGGGTATCACAAAACACAACCGATTCAAGTTCGCCCGTTTTATGCGATGGCGTGACGACAAACCTGCGGAGGAGTGCTACCAATGAAAACCTTGCTCCTTATTCGTGGAATCCCAAGTTCCGGCAAGAGTGAACTTGCCCGAGCTTTGGAAGGCCTCGGTGCAAAATGGTTTGAAGCCGACAAGTTTTACCCTGACAAGTTTGAACTTGGTCTTCTTGAAGAAGCGCATCAATGGTGTGAAAAAGGTGTCAAAAAGGCGATGAAAAAGAGCCATCCTTTCATTGTCGTCTCTAACACTTTTATCAAGATTTGGTGGATGAGTCCTTATAAAGAGCTGGCTGAAAAGTATGGCTATCGACTCCAAATCGTGGTCAAAGAGAAGCACCATAAAGGTCGCACTAAGTGGCCGATTCCTAAAGCAAAGCTCACTGAGTACATTGACGGGTTCGAGTCCCGTCCCTGGAGTTCCTAATGGGAAAAACTAACTACACCAATGGGAGTGCGACAGTAGATGACCTATTCTACTGGATGAAAGAACGTCACAAGATTTACCTTGCTAAAAAGGTGGGTGAACCTTGGCCTTGGACAGAAGACCCGATCCTGCAAGAGTGGAAGTTCACCAACGTGTTCCGCCAGTTGGATAAGGGTACGGTCGCTTTGATTGATATGTTGGCGGGAGCGACTAACTACGAGTTGATCCTCGCCAATACCGTTTGGTATCGCTTGTTCAACCGTTATGAGCATGCGACTGACATTGGTTTCTGCAACTCTTTTGAGGAGCTTCAATCACGTATGCGTGCTGTGCGTGATTCCGGTAAGAAGGTCTTTACGGGAGCTCACATGACGTGGGCTCCAGCCAAAGTCTGCAAGGTTGAAGCTTACCTTGGAAGCTGTAAACTCTTCTTTGATGGGCACGGTAGAGACTACTGTATGAACATCACAGATGAAGGCTTTGTGCAAGAACTCAAATACGCCTTTGACCAGCTCTTAGCCATGAAAGTACCAGGGATTGGTCCTTTCATTGCTTATGAGATCGTAAGTGATCTGCGCTGGACTTTGCTTACAAAAGCACATGACATCAACACTTGGGCCAATATCGGTCCAGGCTGCAAACGTGGGTTGGAACGTCTTGGGATGGAAGTACATCTTGACAGCCTGCGACATTTACTTTCAATAACCCCAGACCTAGGTCGTCCCCTAGAACTTCGTGAAATTGAGCACTCCCTTTGTGAATTCGACAAATACCAACGAGTCAAAACGGGCGCCGGAAGGCCTCGAGGAAGATATCAACATGAGTGAAAAAGCTAAGCCGAGTAAATCGATCGACGTCGCCCAAGCCAAAATTGATGGAGTCCCTAATATTGAGATCATCAACGCTTTGAGGGCGCGATTCAGTTGGGACCAGCTTGACACAGTCACCTTTGACGGCGCTTGTGAAAACTGTGGATTTGGGTACGTAGAAAGTGCAACAGCACATGAATCAAACGGAGGTCCCTGCAAAGGTGAGTACTTATCTGTTAGTTGAAGACGGTATTCTCGTCTTGAAGAACGATACTGAAACAATCGAACAGCTGGACTTTGTTGGGGATCTTATCCTACGACATCCTAAAAGCCGGGATTTCTTTATCGAAGAGTACCAAGCGGGTTACTTAGTATCTCGCTTCGGTCTTATCACTAACCCGGAGATTTTCAATACAAAAGATGAGGCTGAATTCGGGTTGACCTGTGCAGTAGCGACTTTAGACCTTGTAGAGGGTAAGTCACTTTCCAGCTCTTTCACCAAAGATAATGGTGAACAGATTTTCATTCTACGTTCAAAACTAGGACACATCTATGTCTATTCAAAAGGAAGTGGTCGCTATGGCTACACAAAGGATCTTAATGAAGCCTGGACAAAAACCGATTGAGGTTTTTATCCCTACACGGGGACGTCGAGACAATCAGATCACCATCAATGAACTGGACTGCTCCAAGTTCAAAGTATGGGTTGTGCATGAACCTGAAGAGCGCCCATATGACTTGCCGGATCATGTAGAGTCATTGGTCTACCACGGCGGAGGCGGTCTCAGCGCCAAGCGGGACTTCATTTACGCTTTCGCCAAAGATCGAGATGTCATCTGTGTCCAGATTGATGATGATTGCAGGATCTACCGCCGAGAGGATGGTGCTGGCAGCTATCTGCAAAAGCAGAGCGACATCAGCGAACTGCTTTGCATGATTCAGTTGGCCGTTAGTGAAGGATACCTCCACGGAGGCATTAGCCAACGAGCTGGAAACAATCGCGAACCTGCAAACATGAAGGAGAACGCGAAAGTAGTATGCTTCATGTGGCATTACGGAGTAGACGTCTTCTTTGGCGAGACTCTTGTTATGGCCGATTACAACACGACTCTCGCTTTGCTGACTTCGGGCTACCCAAATCTTGTGTTTTTCGAGTGGTGTTGCAACCAGAGCTCTGGATACAAAGGTGGATGCGCTCTTTACCGTACAAAAGAGATGGTGAAACAAGTTGCCGAGTACCTAGAGAAGAAGTACCCTGGGATTGTCACAGCGGAGGTGAAGTACACCAAAGGTAAAGGAGTCTTTGGAGGGAAAAGAACTGACGTCCGAGTTCAGTGGAAAAAGGCTTTCAAGGAGTCTCGCTGACAGGCTATGAAACGCTGGCCTGCTTCTAAAGTCTGCCATTGTGACTGCGAGTGTCATGCAGAGCACTCTTGCAGTGACGTGGCGATGCAACTCACTTACAACCGCCAAGACGAGATTGTTGGAATCTGCAAAGAATGTTGGGAGTGCGCTCCTAGCGAAGAAGATGAATGCAAACGAAACCCATTACCTTCCGTTCAATAGAACCCTCTTATACCAATGCAAACTCCCAGCCCTGAGTCATCACACCAGTCGGAAGAGTCTAGTGACTTGCCCAAAATGTCTCGAAGCACTCCATGCGCAATCTGCAAAGGACAGCCTTGGCGAACCAAAAACAAGATCTGTTGTGAAGACACCTCCTGCCCGATGAGTAAGGTCAAACTCTCACCGTTAGACTGGATGATGTTGAACGGTAAGATCAAAGCTCGCATTGCCAGGGTCTTCAACTTGTCTAGTCAGCTTCTCGAAGCCGCTAACGACGGGGATTTGGACTTGTTCGAAGAACTTCATACCGCAATCATGGCCGAGGCCGATTAGGTTTACATAGGTTTTACACTAAAGTCCTTGCCCTTGCCTGCCCTTGTGTTATAATAAAGGCATGAAAACCCGCAAACTGTTAGCATTTATAAAACGCTTGGATTTTGAAGCAAGCTCCTGGGATGGCAAGTCTAGCTATCGACTCGAATTCACTTCAGAGCCTCTTCAGCTTTCAGGAGTAAATATCCTGCAAGACTTAGTAGAGAAGTTCAATGACACCAACAGCAGGCTCTCTTGTGATATCATCATCCAAGTGTGTGAAATCCTGCAAGACCACCTGGAAACCAGCCTCAGTCTGGAAGGAGACGAATCATGTGTGAAGTAAAACTGTTTGAGCTTCGTGACAGAGGAACCTTTATCGAAATTTACATGACGAAGATCCGTCCAGTAAGTCTGCGAGAACGGGGACTAATGCGTCGCGCCGGGTGGAGAGTTGAAGATCCCCTCTACACCATGACACGACTAGACCTTAGTGAAACCATGATGTCTGAGTATCAAGCCGATGTTGCCAACTCTCGCACTTTTGGCGTGGCCTTCAAATGGATTGTCAACAACTGGGATATGCTGACTTCCGGAGATCTTGTCTGTGTAGAGTATATCCTTGGGGAGAGAGCTGAACCTAAGCCCACGGAGTTGTTTTGATTTTCCAAGCCGCCCTGATTGTTTTCACCATTTTAGCCGTCGCACTGTTCTTTTGGGAGCTTTGGAAGTGAACGCATCAGAAAAGCTGGCCCGGAGGATTTTAGAAGAGTGCCCTGACCTGACACATGTCACCTTCTACCCTAAGCGGAACTCTAAAAGCGACCTAGACTCATCATGGGAGGCTACGTTTTCAAGACTTCCTCTACCAAGTTACGTCAAAATCAGCAGCGACTACTCTATCTCTGCTTGTTTGAAAGCAAAGACTCTCCTTTTCAGTAAGGTAGACTTAGCCCACTACAAAATCAAACCACAATGAAATTCCATCAAAAACTTGAACAGCGGATCAAAAAAGAGTTCCCTGACGTTGCCTCCGTTCGTTGTCTGCTAGGTGTCCAAAAGGACTCTCGTTTTGTCGACTACTATGACAAAAACTCCAATAAGCATACCATCCATTTTCATGTAGACGTCGACAAGGCGCTGAAAATGGAGAAGTGGTTCTACTTGACAGGCTGGGACCATGTTGTGGAGTTTGATCCTAAAGAACTTGCCAAGATTGAAGGCGAGGACTACGTCACTGTGTCGGTGTCCCGTCTGCAAGAGCTAGTTGGAGAGCTTGAAAAGGCTAAAGAACTGCTTGCAACAGCTCTGATCATGTACCCAGGCTTGAAAGTCTACGAAGGCTGGTACAATGAATACGTCAATCGGGTGGCGAACAAATGATGAAAATCGCCCTTATCACCAAAGGTCACATCCCGCGCATCAAAGCGATGGACTGGATTCAGGACCTTGGACGTGAAATCATCATCTTTGTCCACAACGACATCGATATTGTGAAACTCCGCCAAGTTTGGCCGAATCATACGTATGTCGCCCACCAAATCAATGAAGGAATCAGCTCTATTGCGCTGATTAGAGACTTTGTTGACGACTACATGGGCGATTGGTACATCACGGTTGATGATAACGTAGAAAAACTCACTGGACTTAGTCCTTTCAGCGACTGGGACCCGAAAGAGTGGAACTTTGACTTCAGGGAGTTTGAGAAAGTACTCACTCCGGACGAAATCAATGAGTACCTTGACGAACTGTATGAACAATGCATCTATTTTGGCAACACAATGGGTGGATTCACCGACATGCGAAACGGCTTTTTTCGCAAAACCAAGTGGAACTACTGGAACTACATCAAGACTCAGGTCGCCGTCGTCAAAGGTGGCATCCCTTGGTGTCAATGGAGACCAATAGTTTCTTCTGACCTCGTTAGGTCAGTTTCAGAAGTTGTTCAAAACGGATCCATTTGCATGAATAAATGGGTCTGTACTCACAAAGCATTCTACCAGGAGGGTGGAATCGGCTCTTTGGCCGATCGCCTCCCCACGATGCTGCAAACTTATGATAGACTCCTTGAACTCTACCCTGACCTATTGAAGGTCAAACACTCCTCGACACATGGCAGACCAAAACTCTACTTCGCAAAGCAATCCTGGAACACAGTCAATCGTTGGCGTAAAGAAAAGGACTGGACAGATCGTACCATTCGACCATCAGAGAATTCATTCGGCGGTGCAAAAGGCTATTGGGACTCCACTCCCTTCTAACGTCTTAGTGTCCATGGTTGGCCACCTCAACACTGTTTTCAAAGGCCAAACTCCATCCGTTGAGGAGATCAGTGACGTCGTTGAACGTCTTCTTATCAAGTACAGTTATCCTGACGCTGCAATTCGATTCGCCAAGTACCGAGAAAGTCGCTCCCGCCTGCACGAGGTTCGTCCGGATCCTTCAGCGCTTACCGATTACATCATTCACTCTAAATACACTCGAGAAGGTGAAAACTGGATGGCCGCAGTTGGGCGAGTTGAAGGAATGCACATTCGCCGCTTTCCGCATTTCGAAGAGGAGATCCGCTCAGCTTTCAACTTTGTTAGAGAACGCCGAGTTCTTCCGTCGATGCGCTCCCTCCAGTTTGGAGGAGTGGCTATCGAAGTCAACCATGCGCGAATGTATAACTGTTCTTTCGCCAACATCACAGACCGAAGCTTCTTCAGCAACTTGATGTTTCTTCTTCTATCGGGGTGCGGAGTGGGTTACTCGATTGTCAAAGCCCGAGGTCTGTTCTCCTACCCTGATAAGGCGGAAGTTCGCCACCATCAAGTTGAGGATACGATCGAAGGCTGGGCGGACGCTATCGATTTTCTTATGGACCCTCGCTACTACACCGAGTTCGACTACAGCCAGATCCGCCCAGAGGGATCGCCTCTAGTTGTCGGTGGTGGATTGGCTCCTGGCCACCTTCCGTTGAAAATCGCTATTGAGAAGATCCGGCCACTGCTGAAGGGGACTCTCACCGCATTTACGGTCCACCGAATCTGCTGCATCATTGCTGAGGCCGTTGTCGCTGGCGGAGTTCGACGAAGCTCGCTGATGTGTCTCTTCCGTGACGAAGAGACGAAGGTCTGCAAGGCTAACACTACGTGGTATAGGGATATGCCTGAACTCGCGATGGCGAACAACAGCTATGTTGTCTATCCTGGCGAAGAGGTGGATCGTGAACTCTTCGACCACATGAAGAACTATGGCGAACCTGGGGTCGTTCACATGGAACCGGGCTGGGGGACTAACCCTTGCGGTGAAATCGGTCTCCACCCTGATGATGGAACTTTCGCTTTCTGCAATCTTACCGAGATTGTTGGAGAACCTGATGAGGACACCGTCTGGGCTGCCGCTTTCATTGGTACGCTCCAGGCGACTTACACCGATGTTGGCGTCCCGGTCAGTGACAAGTATCTTCTCGGCATCTCGGTAACCGGGATCTTGGACAACCCCGATATGAAGCTCTTCGGGTGGAAACCGTTGATTCATACGGTCAACAAAGAGTGGGCGGCAAAGTTTGGTATCGAACCTACGGAGCGACTCACTACCGTGAAGCCGTCGGGAACTGCAAGCCTTCTGGTCGGGTGCTCCAATGGCGCCCACCCTGCTTTCGCCAAGAGAACCATCCGTAGGATTATCGCGAACGCCAACGAACCCGCCGCCATCGAATTCGCCGCCGCCAATCCTCATGCAGTGGAAACTCGGCCAAACGGTCGCATGGCTCTCCTCTTCCCGATGTACTCGGAAGGTCTTACGAAAAAGGACCTTTCGGCTGTTCAGCACATGGACATCGTGAAGCGAATCGGCCAAGAGTGGGTGACTCATCCGCATAATGTTTCGGCCACTATCACTGTGCGGATGGATGAATGGGACGATGTCTACGAATGGGTGAAGGCGAATCGCCCACGAGGCATGAGCTTCTTGGCGGAGTTCCACTCGTATGAGGGCGCTCCGTTTAGTGAGAATGATACGTTGTGGTATGAGTTGGTTTCTAAGTATCGTCCGGTGCGATACTCTGCCCATGCTACGGATCTTGGTTCGGCTTGCGAAGGAGGAAGCTGTGAAATTCTACATTAGTTGCGGAGTGGAGTATGTCGAGTGGGCGAAGGCTATTCGGATTCAACTCTTGGACAAAGGTTATGAGGTAATCAGCGATTGGATGCTGGATCCAAAGCTGGGCTACGGAGTGTCCACTGAAGAGGAGCTGGAAGGGAAAGCGCTCAAAGATATGCGGCAAGTTGCTGAGTGCGATGTCCTTGTTACTAACGGTTCTTCTGCTCATGGTGGGGCCCACGTCGAGCTCGGGCTGGCGTTAGCGTACGGTAGGCGGGTGCTGTTGGTGGGGGCCCCTAGCAACGTGTTCCACCGCCTTGTGCGGCCCTGTGGCTCGTTGCAGGCCGGGCTGGCGGGTTTGGCCCCTATGGGGGGCCCTGGCGAGCCTACGGGCCTGTAGGACGGTTGGCACGGTAGTTGCAGCGTAAATGTTCCCGCCGTAGGGCCAGTTCAGGCGGAATGGGCTGGGCCCCACCCATACGGCAAGGTGTCGTCGTTTTAGTTTGTTAGTGTTTTGTTAGGGCCATTAGAAATCACACACTATGATCTGAAAGGGGGCGGCCTGGGGCGGGCGACAAGGAACCGGCCCTACGGCGGGAACATATATTTTGCAAGTTTTGCCAGTTTAGGCTTGCAAACGTCGTCTACGGGGATGTAGGCGACACTTTTTTGACCGAACCGGTGGTTTTGGGTTTGAGTAGGAGTAAATGCGTAAAATGGATAGGATAACTTACTTGCGAGAGGTGGCGTCGCGTGATTCAGGGAAAGGGTCATACTTTGAAGAAGGGATCCAAGTTAGGCTGCGTCCCTTCGAGCGATGGGAGCTTCAAGAGTGGGAACTCACGACTGCTTGCAGCGGGTGCGGAGGAGGGCGTCCTTGCAGATCTTGCGCGTGGGGCAGCGGTCCTGTGCGAGTTCGGTGCGTCTTCTGGCCGGAGCTGAACGGATTCCAAACTCGGCGCGTCCGAGCTCTGCGGGAGCGTTCTGGGCGGACTCAAGAGTGGCTTTCTTATGAGCTCGGTGTGAACCGCAGTTTCGTGAGCCGATTGGAAACGAGTTCTAAGGCGGTTTCATCGTTCCTCGGAGGGCTTTTGCGCGAGGTTTTGGGTTGCGAATCAGTCTCTCCCATTTTCGTGTGGCGGTTTGACTCGTCAAATCTACGAAAAGCCCTCGAAAACGTGTCGAAACGACGATTTGCACATGAATCAGGCTTGTCTAGGAGTCAGTTGGACAAGATGCTGAGTGGACAGACAAAATACATCACACAAGAAACCTACGACAACCTATATGAAAGAGAATAAGTTCCAAAGCCGCGTAAGTGACCTGATGTCAAGCTGCGGATTCTACACTTTGAACGTCCATGGACACATGATGCAAGCCTCCGGGTGGCCGGACCTCATGGGATTTCACCGACGAGGAGCCCTCCTTGCAGAACTCAAGGTGGGCCGATCACCGTTGAGGGCGTCGCAGAAGGTCGTAGCAGACAACCTAGAACAGAGAGGGTGGCGAACCGTCGTGTTCCGTCTTGTCAGCGAGAAAATCATGGAGTGCGAAGGAGCGAAATTTCATCTCGAGTCTTCACCAGTGCAGTTCCTTGAGTGGGTCACTCCGTTCCTAAATAAAACGCAAAAAAGTATTGCACCCTAGGCGGGCTGTAGTATAATGGGGCAGTAAACCGCTAACACCCTAACCAAAACCATGCAACACATAACAGAAACTCCATTGATCAAGTCCGTTGTCCACGACAACTTCCGCTTTGACTTTTACGGCTACTGGCCGTGCAAGATCGTCCAAGACGAGGAGGGGAAGCTCTACTTGGAAACCAAGCACATGAACAAGGTCGCGTTCATCGACACAGAAACCGGCAAGAGGTGGTACAGTACCGGAAGTCGCTATGCCGCATCTTGGGAGGCGGGAGTTGATGTCATGATCCCCATGCGCCGTCCCGTAATCGAGCCTTACACCAGGAAGATCGTTGACGTGAATGTCATCGAGCAAGACAACTTTGTTGAGATCATCGGTGGTGCCGGGTTTGCTTATGAGCACTCGCTGTACCAAAGCCAGTACGGTGAGATGTGGGTCGTGTTCCTCAACGGGGACGGCGATCAGGTGACACGGTCTGTTGAGCGTACGGATGGCCCCTTGCCCTGCAAACTGTCATGAGGCACATTCATACAGCCCTGTTTGTGAAGGGCGGCGAAAAGGTGAGATGCCAAGGCGATCTTCCGGACGGGTACTATCCCCAACACTCTGGAGCGTTTCTGCTCTTGATGTTAGGACAGAACCCGCGATGGAAAGTCTTGCTGGAACAAGACTGCGGCGAGGAAAACTTCGACGAGGAACTCTACTACGAGCAAAAGGCCAACATCCTCTGGTTTGGCCCCGGTCAAGGCATGAATCCCGTGATTGATATCACTGATGCAGGCCCCTCACAAGTAACGTCATCCATCCCGTATGAAGAACTCCCTTCCGTGTTCTATGACTCATCCGGGCAACTCTGGCTGAATGCTCCTGTGGGCAGGATCGGCTACCTGAGGAAACCGAACTCCGGGGAACCGTACTACGTCGTGTGATTCACAAGCGCCGGGCTGAACGAAAGCTCGGCGCATTGTGTGATTCATAGCGAAGTTTCTGCGCGAAGTTGGTCGGCGAAGTCGGGTGGCGATCTTTCGGTCCTCCGAGCTTCGCGCGAAATGTCGGGCGATCTTTCGGGCCGAACCGAAATGTCCCTCCTCCGAGCTTCGCGCGAAATGTCCCTCCTCCGAGCTTCGCGCGAACTTTCGGTCGCTACATGCAACACCGGCATTTGCCGGTGCTGTGCGAGTTATCGGTTTAGCTGCGCTAGGGTTTGCGGGTTTTGTACGGGCATTTCGGCCTTGTGCATGCGTACCCAAACTTCGTAAGGCCGCGCGTAGTAGGCTAACCCTACTTGCATAACGCGGCGCGCACCTTCCTCGGCCCCTTCGGCACCAATGTAAATGTGGCCAACGGCACCGCTAACATCGATGCAAATGTCGTGCAGCAGTTCGTCGTCCCATTCGTCTATGCCTTCGTCTATATTTGCGTTGTACCAACTTTGCAGTTCGTCCAACATTCGCAGGGTAGCGCATAGGTTAGTTTGGGTTTGGCGGGTACCATTACCCGCACCTAAACTTTACCCTAAAAGCGGGGCTTGCAACCTTACTATATGGTAAACTTAGCGCGGCCCTAATAGCGGGGCCCAAACCAAAACTAGCAAACATGCAAAACCACAACATTTACACCAAGTTCTTTGCGGCAAACGCAAACAAAACCTTCCTCGTCTTTGCCAGCGGGCGCAATTCCGGCGAAAGCCTAACGGGCGCACAGTTGCTTGAAAGGTGCCAACTGCATTGGGACGAATACCCCAACCAAAGGTGCACCGAAAACCCCAACTACATTTACATGCACCAAGGCATGGTGTTTATGTCGGGTGAACACTTCGACGATCCTTTCCCCGAAGCTTGCCAAGCAAACTGGGGCGAAACTGGCGTTACGCTACGGGTTGCCAAAGGCGTGGCGCACCAAAGCGTTTTCGTGTGTGGCACGCAAACGTGGCTAGTATGGCGAATTTACGGTACGCTTATGTGTACCGTACACGGCGGCTGGCACGAAAACTACCTGTGCAACATTGTGCAATGGTAGTCCTCGGCTTTATTCTGGTAGTAGCAGGCTACCACACTTTCGGCGGCGCCATAATGCTAGTGGGCACAGCACGCTACTTCTTCAGAAAGTTTCGCTAGCTTAGCAACGCGTAACGCCTTCGGGCGTTGCGTGATTCATAGGCCCGAAGGTTCGCGTGATTCATCGGCCCGAGCCCTTGCAGAAGTTTCGCGTGAATTGTCGCGTGATCTTTCGCGTGAATTGTCGCGTGATCTTTCGCGTGAATTGTCGCGTGATTCATCGGCCCGAGCCCTTGCAGAAGTTTCGCGCGACGCTCGGACGGCCGAACTTTCGGGCCGAACTTTCGTGAAGCCCCGTGATTCAGTGAACTGATCGTCACGTGATTCTTCGCGTGATTGGCGACCGCGAAGGTGAAATGCGAACTTTACGACGATGTTAGGGGCCTGTTAGGTGTTACGGAAACGTAACGTTAGGGGCCTGTTAGGGTTACGGAAACGTAACGCCGTTTTGGCAGTTACGGAAACGTAACGCCGTTTTGGCAGTTACGGAAACGTAACGCCGTTTTGGCAGT